GCCCAATGGCGAGAACGCGCAAAGGAAGTGTTACAATGACACGTATGACCTCGAAAAACCGTATCATGGTCCAGCAGGCCATGTCGTCGCTCAAGCTTGCGATGATCGAAGAAACGCCAGAAAAGCAGTATTCCGCAGTGAATGATGCTCGTCGCCACATGGACGCAATTTCCATCACAGTGATGGGAAAGACCGTCAATGGCGACCCTGACGCAAAACCCGTCGCGAAATAAAACGCGACGGAGAAAAAAGCCCCCGATTAAAAATCGGGGGCTTTTTTCGGCCTCCACATTCCCTTGAGTAAGTATGCATCTACTGACTAGCCACAAATTGAAAGGAAAATAATATGTGTTCAAACCCGACTACGTTGCCAGACGGAACGGTTGTGGCATGTCGTAGATGCTCTATTTGCATCGACAACGTTTCCAAGGATTGGACGGGTCGATGCCTAGCAGAGAGCCGCACAGCAGCTGCGACGCTCTCTGTGACCCTGACGTATGGAAGGGACAAGGACGGGATAGACCGCCATGAGCGGGCAACCGTCCTCACGTACTCGGACGTTCAAATCTGGTTAAAGCGCCTGCGCAATAATGGCTTTCCAGCCAGATACCTGATTGCGGGAGAGTACGGAAAAGAAAAGGGGCGGGCGCATTGGCATGGTATCATGTTCTTCGAAAAAGAAGCCCCCCCCGTAAAAATGTACCAGCGTTACTGGGATGACATGTGGACCCACGGACATCAGGTCTGGAAACACCCAACGCCAGCACACGTCAAGTATTGCTGCAAGTACATTAGAAAGGATATTAAGGACGAAACAGCGCAGAGCAAGTTTCAGTTCTCGAAAGTACCAGCGATAGGAGCGCACTACTTTATAAATCGGGCGGCCAAGATGGTCGAGCAAGGGCTTGTCCCGCACGATAGATTTTATACCTTTCCAGAGGCGAAACAGAAGAAATCACGTAAGCCGATACAGTTCTATCTCCGGGGTGCGGCGTATGATAATTTCATGAACGCATTCTGCCATGCGTGGCAGATGAAGCACGGAATACTTTCGGACTGGCCAGTATCGGAGGTGTTAGCCGAATGGATTGAAAAAAACTGGCACGAAGAATTGAGAGGGGTTTATTCCCCAGACCCGAAAAAACAGCCGGTGCTGACAAAAGAGGATTTTGCAGAAGCCGCTCGTAGGGAGGCGTTCAAACGGGAACATAACCGTTTTTACTTTGGTAAAAACATGATGGGATTTTACGAGACAGACTGGAAACCAGACAATGAGTAAGAAAAGCAAACAGCGACACAAGGTAAGCGGCGTCAAAAGCTATGGCCTTAAGACGCCAGATTTTCGGAAATCGATCCCACGCACAACGAGCAATCCGCAAGCCCTAGACTTGTCCAGGGCGCGGCCACAACGGCCACTAAGTCTCTTTGATGTAGTAGGGGATGCGATGGCAAGAGCCGGTAACGTTGCCCCACGGGCAAAGCCCAATTATGCGGCGTTGATAACGCCCATACCAACACAGCACGGCTTTATGCCGAGCACGGTAACAAAAAAAGCCCCGCAAAAAAAACTGCCTGTAACAAAACTAACGGAGCCTGCACCGCAGTCGCCAAAGGCGCGCGACGAAAAAAAACAGTGTAAGGCAAGACCAGAGGGGCATAACAAACGCAGAGCCGGAGGCGGAGCGTCAAAAAAATACGTGCCATGGTGCTGAAAAAGCGCTTGCAAACCCCCGCGAAGCAGTTCAAGGAAGTATGACGAAAGGGGGTGATTAAATGGAAAGTACAGACGCGCTGGGGTCGGTAGTCAAAGAACTGCTGACCCCTGCCGTTAAGAGGATCGGGCTAACGATAGCCACGATACTCGTAACGTACGGCGTAGCCGCAGAACATGCGGATATCGTCGTTAACAGTGTGGGCGCACTAGCCGCAGTCGGGTTCGATCTGATGGTAGTGCTAATAAGAAGGAAACGCCGGGGTGCATGACGTAATATGGGACTTGATGACATCGACATCAGGCCCGGAAGTGCACACAGCGTTTCTGGGGAGCCTGATTTCAGGCTTCTTCGCCCGGAAGGATGCGAAGAAGAATGCAAAACTCATGGCGGAAGCGGCGAAAATTCCAGTGGTGACAAGTCACACGGTGGATTTAGCCAAGATGAACCAGACGGCAATCGACAACGGTTATCACCCGATGACCTTGCTAAATGCCGGTGGGCTGTCGGCGTTTACGACGACATCAACCACTGGCATGAATGCCATGGCGGCGGCGGCGGCACAGGGTGCCGTNCCATCAATGGGGAGTGTGTTCTCTGGNGCACTCTCTTCAACCATTGACGCNTTCGCCGGGTCTGTGTTCAAGGGGTTCGGNTCGCTCGGTAGTAGCGGGACGATGGGGGCGAATTATTTNCCCCCTGCGCCATCTAAAGGCGGTGGCGGCATGGCCGCAGCGCTGGGATGGGATGCCACTAGCCGCAGTGCGGGCGGTGGNTCATCCGCAGTNGGGGCCAGNTATTCAGCGGCNTCCCGGCTCGCGACCTCGGCAAAGGGTGCGCCAATGATGCCTAGCATCGAAGCGCCAGAAACCACAAACCCGTGGCGTCAATTCAATATTGATCCCACGGTCGCGGGCGCGGAAGCGTTCGAGACACGGTATGGGGACAGTGAAATTGCATCCACGCTAGCGTGGGGCCTCACTGGCTTTGACGACCTCTGGTATAATGTCACGGGAATGACATCGCTCGACCGAAACAAGAAATTCGGTCAGCCAGTTGCCAGAGCAGCCACAAATGCTTTCGACACCATCAAGGCGGGCGTGATGTCACGACCGCCAGCCGCAAGCGGGTTCAACGCGCTCGGCAAAGCGGTGTTCGAATTTGTGGACCCATGGTTTGGGCCAGCCAATTGAAAAAGGCGAAAAAACCATGCACAACGTGTCGTCGCGCTCGTAAGGTCGCGACGACCATTGCAAACGCAGGTCATAGGGCGGTATCGTCCATTTTTAACAAGAGGAAAAAAACATGGCGTTGAAAACAAGGCACGAAACACAGGCGCTAGCCGTGCCGCGCACCCGCCGCAAGCATCCAGTGCGCAATATGACATCGTTGCCGGCTGGCAAGGTGGTTCCGCTGGCGGTCGTGCCAATGCTGCGCGAAGATAGCATGAAGGGCCAATTTGCATTCGCATTCGAAATGCAAGAAACCGTCGAAGTTCTTATGAACGGTATCGACGTTGTGGTTGAGGCATGGGTTATCCCAATGCTTGCCTTTCCAGAGTTTCGTACGATGGATGACCTCAACCTTGCGTACACTAAAAATACGCGCCCCGGCGAATTGCCAGTGCCGTATTTCGAGACTGCCGTAGCGGGCGATCCGCTAACGGAAGAAGTGAATATGCGACTAGGCAAGCATCGCCGGGCCGGTCGCAAGATGAACCTGACGTATCGAAAGGCGTATAATACGCTGGTGAATTTCCAGCGTGCGGAAGTTTCGCCAAACATTCCGCAGCGCGAGCTTAACGATAAGACGCTTGCGCAAGCGTTGTGGCCGAAAAACAAGTTCAGCCACATTGTGCCGGACTTCGATCAAGCTGTGATGCAAGGGGAAGTCGCTTTGAACGTGGCAGAGCAAAACCTTGTCTTGAAGTCCGGGGCCGGAACCGATTTCTTGACGGTGTCAAATTTGGTCGGGCCGAATAATCCGCTGCAAGGAACATCGACCACTAACGCAGTCGGAGCATTGGAAACCGTCGATCGTGCGGGCAATCATGTGATGTTCGGGCCGCTGGGCCAGTTGAAGAATATCTCGGGCCTTGAAGCCGATCTGCGCGGAGCGGTAGCGAAGCTGTCCGACAACGGCATCACGATTTCGCTTGCGAATATCGACCTTGCTAGAAAAGCACAGGTGTTTGCGAACATTCGCAAGAAATACAACGGCCTGTCAGAGGATATGCTGATCGATCTGCTTATGGATGGGATCACCATTCCAGAGCAGTCATGGCGTCAGCCTACGAAGATCATGGAAGGCCGCACCCGCTTCGGGATGCACAAGCGTTACAGCGGTGACGCTGACGCCTTGACAGCATCCGTTGTTAACGGGGCGGCGGCAATCGAGTTCTCGGTAAACGTCCCTCGTTGCCCTCCCGGCGCGGTCATGATGATCGTCGCCAGCATCGCGCCAGAACAGTTGTTCGAGCGGCAGGAAGACCCCTTCCTTGTTGCGGAGGATGCCGACGATCTGCCATCGTTCATTTCGGATCACCTTGATCCGGAAGCAGTCGTCGCCGTGCGCAACTCGTATATTGACGAGGATCACGACACGCCTGACGATATCTATGGGTATGCGCCAGAGAACCACGAGTGGAACGATGCGGGTCCCGGGATCGGGGGTCGCTTTTATCGTCCAGAAGTGGACGCGGGGTTTGATGAGGATCGTAACGCCCTGTGGGCGGTAGAGACACAAAACCCCACGCTCACTAAGGACGCGTATCTGGTGCCAGCCGATATTCACCTCAAGCCGTTCTGGACTAGCACAATCGACCCGTTTGATTGCGTGACGCTCGGACAGTGCATCATTGAGGGCAACACCCAATTTGGGCCGTTGCTGATCGAGGCGCTGCCACAAAGCGACTATGATGCGGTGATGGATCGTGTGGACCAGACACGTATCACAAAGCAGCCTGTCGCCCCATAAGGGCAGGGAACCCCACGGCAGTCCTTTGCGGAGCAAAGCACCTCTTGAGGACAGTTGCCCAGCAACGTTATGGCGCGTAACCGGTTACGGTTCCGCGCCCTCTACTTCCACTCCCGTCTCAAAAGCCAGAAAGGCTAACCAAAATGATCGTAGTAAATGATATTCACCATTGGGCGCAGCTTGGCGCAACCGCTGTTGCGTTTCCAAGTGAAAAGGCGCGGCCATGCACGTTGGATTTCAACGCTGCTGGCAAGGCGCAGATTTATATTCAGATTGACGGCGAGGAAAAGCCGCGCTTTCTTGCCCTCGTTGAGGGGCGCGAAACTGTCAAGTTCGTCACTCCCGGCGCTTACCGTGTTATGAATAAGACGGCAGATGTAGATTGCTACATTCTGACACGCGATGGCGAATTGCAGCATCGCGAAAACCTTGACGAGGAAGCATTTACCACGCTACATGAGCCGGTCGGAAAAGACCCAGCCCTTGAGGCGGTCATGGTAAAAATGAACGCCAACATTAACAGGCGGCTCAAATTGATGGAGGCACAGTATGAACGTAAGCTTGCAGAGCAAGCCGCTCTCGATCCAGCACCAATTGCTCCTGTTGTTACAGAGCCGGTGGTCGACGATGGAACCACTCAGCAGGTACCACCCGTGTCCGACGATAGCCAAACTGATCAGCAGGATGGAAAATAAGTCTGATGTGGATACAGGTGAGGTCGCGCCAGATAATGTCCCTAACGACATGCGCGACGCGCTCCGCAAGCTTGTGGACCATGAGTTCTTGGACCATCCAAGGTATCAAGAGCAGCAATGGAGAGCCTCCCGAAAGGGGGCTCACTTGCTCATACTCGAATTCGAGAAAGCGATGGTTCGCCGTTGTCGAGAATTGGGTATACCCATGTACGCTCACACAGTTGTCAGAGATCAAGAAACTCAACAGCGGCTCTTTAAAGAGGGGTTTTCGAAAACACCCGGTACCAGCGAATGGGCACACCAGCATTGTGCCGCTGATATAGTACACTCCCGTTATGCGTGGAACCTCACAGATGACCAATGGAAATTATTGGGCCATATAGGAAAAGAGGTTGCACATTTGCGCGGCATCGCTATAGTATGGGGCGGGGACTGGAAACGTCCCTATGACCCAGCGCATTGGGAATTAGCCCAATGGCGAGAACGCGCAAAGGAAGTTTTACAATGACACGCATGACCTCGAAAAACCGTATCATGGTGCAGCAAGCCATGTCTTCGCTCAAGCTTGCCATGATCGAAGAAACGCCAGAAAAGCAGTATTCCGCAGTGAATGATGCTCGTCGCCACATGGACGCAATTTCCATCACAGTGATGGGAAAGACCGTCAATGGCGACCCTGACGCAAAGCCCGTCGCGAAATAACACGCGACGGAGAAAAAAGCCCCCGATTATTAATCGGGGGCTTTTTTCGGCCCTCACATTCCCTTGAGTAAGTATGCATCTACTGACTAGCCACAAATTGAAAGGAAAATAATATGTGCTCAAATCCGACAACGTTGCCAGACGGAACGGTTGTGGCATGTCGTAGATGCTCTATTTGCATCGACAACGTTTCCAAGGATTGGACGGGTCGATGCCTAGCAGAGAGCCGCACGTCAGCGGCGACGCTCTCTGTGACCCTGACGTATGGAAGGGACAAGGACGGTGTTGATCGCCACGAGCGGGCAACCGTCCTCACGTACTCGGACGTTCAAATCTGGTTAAAGCGCTTGCGCAATAACGGCTTTCCAGCCCGTTACCT